TCGGAGCAGATTTCACCCAGCTTGTTGATCCGCTGGACGATGTTGGCGATTTCGTTCTCCTCGATCGCTTCCATTGAGATGGTCAGGATACGGCCATTCCTTTTGTGCCGGATCTCGACCTTCTCCTCGTTTACGCCGACTTCCGGGAAGTCCTGGAGTTCTTTGACTTCCTCAACGGCGTTGTCATCCTCATGGATGGCGGCTATCGTTGTGACCTTTTTGTTGTCGTCGATCTCGGTCACGAGGTCCTGGCCGATGGTAGGCACGGCAAGATACGCCTCGTTGATCGCCGCGATGGCGAGCGTGCCGGTAAGTATCGGAAAGGCCGAGGCGCTGATGGTACGGGTCCCGATGTTCACCACATCCATCCGAATGGGGACCTTCACATCATGAAGGGCTGCGAACAGTGGGGCAAGCTGCCGAAAATGCCCCAGTTTGAGCTTGCCGTCGGCGACAAGCCTCTGAACCCGGGACATGAAAAGCTCCGGGTTTTCCTTTGCCATGGCGCGGATTGCCCTTACATCGAGGCCGCCCCCGCCGACTCTGATATCTGAAAGAAAGGATATCTTACTCATTTCTCGTTACCTCCTTAGGTCAACGTTATGTCGTTGTCGGCGCCGGAAATGCTGTTGACGGCCACCCAGTTCGTGCCGTCCCACAACAGTTCCATGAAGTCTCCGGCATCGGTGACGGATACGGTGTTACCCGCGGTATGGGGAGCCGACCCCTTGATGATGATGCCCGCGGTATCGGGCTTCGGGTCGACGGTCATGACGACATCGGCACAGTCAACGAGCTTCACGTTCCAGCCGATAGGAACATTGCCGGAAGGAAGGGTTATAGTCGCTGTGTCGGTGACGAGAACCACGGCCCCGCAATCCTCGGGTTTCAGGGTAATGCTGGCGGCGGTGGAGATGACCTTTTTCAGGTTGTTCTTGAGCGCCCGCTGCATCCAGTAGGAGTGAACGGGGTTGAAAACAACCTGCCCGTGGGTCCTGTAGAGCATGGTCGTGCCGACTTCCGGGTAATTGTCAGTGCCGACATAAAAGGCCACGGCGTTGCCGTCCACGTCCCTTGTCAGCTTCTGGCTGTCGGAAGCGGTCAGTCCAAGACCATCTCCGAGAACTATCTGAGCCGAGGCATCGAGGGCAAATTCGAAAACGTCCCAGGGGCAGAGCGCCAGAAACTCCATGTATCTTTCGAGACTGTCGGCCTTCTGCTCCTCGTTGGCGATCGCGAGGGAGTACCTGCAATCCGCAACTGCATCAACGGGGATGAAATATCCGCTCGTTTCGTCATAGGTACAGAGTTCGCCTTTCTTTATCGCCTGCGTGCTGCCTGCCTGCACTTTTCCGGGAAAAATGGTTGCAGGGGCATTGACGAGGCTTCTTATCCACGGTGATTTGTTGACTGCTGTCATGTCGCGCCTCCTTACTCAAGGACCATCAGCTCAGGGCTCGTAAGGCCTCTGATCAGGGTCTCGTCATCGATCTTGTCGAGGGTTCTCTTGTCGGCGCCTTCGCCTTCTCCAGCGTCTCCTCCCGTTCCCCTCTCCTTCGCCTGTGCCGCAATGATCGCGTCGGTGATCTCGTCTTCGGTCCTGCCCTCCACGTACATCCTGAAGGCAAGCCCCTCCTGCCCTGCGGCGGCGGCGCGGTCGAATACTTTCTTCATTGCTGCGCGACTCGCTTCCGTCTGTCTCGCAAGGGCTTCATCCACTCTTGTCTGAAGCTCTTTCTCATCCATCTCGCTGTTACCTCCTGTTCTGGATTCTGTTGCTGGTGCCGGGACCGCCGTCTCGATGACGGGCGGTTCCTCTATATCGATCCCGTCCAATGAACGGGTCGCGCAACGGCCTATACCCACAGACGGATCGGCCGGAGTCGGCTCAAGGCTGATCTCCATCGGAGACCAGTTCTCGGCAATATAGGTTGGGTTGTTATCAGGCGTGCCCTTCACGGTCCGCGATGCCAGTTGATATTCCTCGCCCTCACCGAGCTTGCGGAACTTGTGGACCTGATAGCCGACAGACGTTGTCCTCAGTGAACCGCTGTTAACACGGGCAAGTGCGAGATTGCCCTCGTCGGTCTCGTCAAAACCGACCGTCGCCCGGCCGACACCGCCCTGCACACGCACGTTTGAGACCGGACCGACAATCCTCTCCCGGTTGTGAGCAAAGAGAAGCGTGTTCAAACGGTCCTTTTTCATGGCTCCGGGCTTGTGGCAGAGTATCTCAACGCCGAACCAGCGCTGAACCCCAATTTCAGAGGAAAAGCTGAGATCGACGGCCCTGGAATTCTCGGCCGCTCTTTCCTCTATGTCCACGTTCCGGTAAAACAGGTCATTCTTCATCTTTCTTGCCTCCTGCTTCTTTATCCCCGCCTGCTTTTACCGCGGGTGATTTATCCGGTTTCATCTTGATCTCGTATTTGTCCTCGAGCTCGGATATACGCTTGAGCTCCCGCGCTCTCTGCTCGAGTTTCTCTTCCCAGTCGTCACCGCGGCCGGCAAGTGTATCGGAAAGGGTTGTTATCAGGTTGTCTATGTCGTTCGTCGCCGCCTGAGATTCCTTTAAGGGATCGACCCACTGCCAGCCAGGTGGCACCCATGAAACTTCGAAATAGTCCTCTTTGCGGACGCCGAAACCAGGGGCTTCCACCTTGCCCACGGCCACACAATCGGACACGAAATTCTCCCAAACGGGGATGCACAGGTGATTGATCATGAACCGCTGATAGATTCTAAAGGCCAGATAGGCTTGAAGGAGAACGGTCCTGGCATTGGAGTAATTGAGCCCCGCCCAGTCATTCGCAAACACCTCGTAGGGAACATCCACGGCGTTCGCGGCCGTCATGAGGATCTGCTTGGTGAACTCCCCGAACTGGTTCTGCGGCTGACTCGGGGTAAAGGGTGTCACTTTTTCCCCGGGGTTCGTGTATTTGATCATGCCGGGCTCGAACTTGGTGATAAGCTGTCTGCTCGTGCTGCTCGGGTTCTGTTGGGCGTTCGTGAAAGAATTGGGGCGCTCGATGAAGGCCGCAAGACAGGCCCCGACGCGCGCGGCCACGATAACCGCCTCACGATAACGGGCAAGGTCCTGCATATCTCCGAGACCTGCGGCGAAAGGAGAATAGCCTCTGGACTGCCCGGGCCTCAGGATGTCGTAAAGGTGGATGACCTTCTTGAGGCCGTTGGACCCGTAGGCTGCTATTTCCTCATAGTCATTCGTACCCGCGATCGTCTGGACGTTCGTCGACCCCGGGTGGCGCTTGAGAACGTAATAGGTTTGCGGGGCTCCTTCATCGTCAAAGAGAATGCCATTCCTGACTTTCGGGTTCTTTATCTCTCCCGGGGGCGTCGACAACCTGTCGATCTCGATCACCTCGAGGGCCAGCGGTATTATCCGCCCCTTCTTGGAACTGGACCTCACAACGACGAGCGTTTCACCATCGCCGATCATCCCCCTGAATGCCAACGCCTGGAGTTCCTCCATGGTGGTCCTCAGGTCAGAAGATGCTTTCTTGGTCCATCGCCGATAAGTCTTCTCAGCCTGATAGTTGAACCTTTTGGCGGTATTTTCGGTGATCTTCTCGGTACCAGGAGGAGCATCAAAGTCCCCGTCGACCTTCACGCGGGCCTGTGGCCTGATTCCGAGACCAATGACGTTGTTTGTTATCCTTCTGAGAGGACCGGCAACGAGACCGCTGCGATGGCTGAGGTCCCTTACCATGTTCCTCAGGGCGGGTCCGCTCGTTCCGAGCGCGGCATCGGCGTCCTGGGTGATGTTCGTCCAATCCCCCCTGAGACGGGAGCTGCTAACGGCTTCGAATGACCGCTCACCTTTATCGCCGCCGGACAGCGCCTTGAACATGAGGTGAGCCGAGTACCTTTTCAGGGCATAACCCGGGGCGAAATAGGAAATGAACCGGTCAAAAGCAGTAGGTCCCTTGTCGTTCATATTCCGCACCCCGGCTTGTTAAACTGGGCATAGGCAACGGTTCCGCTTTCTCCCGCTTCGGCGGCGATCATCACGTCGCAGAACTCGATGAAGTTCTTGATCTCGGCGAGACTTCTGGCCTTCACTTTCACCCCCGCGGGGGTGACGTACTCCTCGACTGCGAAATTCCGGCTTGCGAGGTCATTTAGGAGTTGGGTTTTCAGGGCCGACCATGTCGTGAAGGTTGACAATACTTAATCCTCCATTTCCCCGCGCCATCCGCATTCACGGCAACGGCACTGGCGCCATGATCTGATCTTCAGTTCCGTTACGAGGGAGCGTTCATGGCATTCCGGGCAACCGTCCTGATAGCGGGGAAGATCGGGGGCTGTTTCGGGGGTCGTTTCGGGGATTTCAGGCTCTGAGGCATCAAGAACGGGGTCCCTCACCTCCACATCGGCCTGAGTGGTGTTGATGCTCTGCCTCATCGGCTTCGCTTTCTGATGGGTCGGTTTCTTTGTCCGTGCCATGATCTCTCCTCGAGAGGTATTTGATGCTATGGGGAAAGATTACCGAAGCCCCGGCGCCCCGTCTAAGACGCTACGACACAAAACTGCACGGATTTCACACTATTTTTTGATGCAGAACGGGTCTATATCTATGATTTTGCTAGTTTTACCACTGACTCGCGGAATATTCGAAGTATGCCACTGACGGGTTTGACCCCCTCAAGCTTCCCCATTTCCACCCAAAGGTAGATTGTGCGCTTGCTGACGCTGAAAAACTCAGCCACTTCATCGGGTCTCAGAAGGCTCTTACTTGGAAGGTCCTTGAACCGGTCTACAGCCATGATCCCCCCTTCCCTCCCGTTATCCAGTCGCCTGTATCATCGCTCGGCCCTATGACCTCGCCCGTTATCTCCTCCATGGGGTCAGCCAAGACCCTGATGCCTCCCAAGCATTCGTCGTCGGCCATGGCGAAGGCAATCACCACGCAGTCAAGCCAGTGGTTGCCCGACCTGACCTTGACCCACTCCCATTTGCGCGTTTTCTGGTTCCTGCGTTTCTCCTCCGCGGTCAAATGGTTGATAAAATCTTCTCTCGTCTCGGAATGGAAGGTAAAACGGCCGAACTTGTCAGGCTCCGCAGCGAGGCGCATCTCCACTATTCCCTTGAAATAGTCCGTGTCGAGAAGGGCAAGGGAAAGGCCCCCGGGGATGATCTTGCCGTTCGGGCCAGGAAAGCGGTCTATGGGCTTAATGTCGATGTGCTTCCCCGACCTCTTCTGTTCGGACATCCCCTTTGTGCCGAAGAACTGCCCGTCATCGTGTTTCCGAATGAAGTCGTAGGCCGCGGCGGTCATTGTCACATCGTCCTTGTCGTACCGGGAGCCGCCTGTGTCATGCCCCTTGCGGAATATCCTGAGCCGGATGTCCTTGCCCCTGAGCTCGTAGGACGTCTCGAAGAGGAGAAAGCGAAGCTTATCCTCCCCGGTCACAAAGCCATAATCAACGAGATGGGGCGCGATGTACCCGTCCCGCCGGCGCCATGCGATGATCACGTACCAGTAACCGCCCTGG